TACCACAAGACAGGCGGGCGAATAAAGGCATTTGAATTTGGTGCTCTTTTTTTTCTGGCTTTATTAACTTATTGTCAGATTCTCCCATTAGATAATCAACATCTACCGCAAGATAATCAGCTATTTTCTTCAGATTTCTATAACTTGGTTTGCTGCGTTTATTTTTCCAATAGCTAAGAATTTGAGGGGATACACCTGTATTTTTTGAAACTTGATACGATGTTAAGTTTTTTTCTTCTAACAGTTTAGCGTATCTTTCATACATTGTTTCACACTCCTTAAAGTTTTAACAAAAGTTAATTAAAAAGTGTTGACTAAACACGCTAAAGGTTATATACTAACAATGTATTTAACAAATGTGAAATACCGATAGCATTTATTAACTTATGTTAATGGTTAACTGTACAAACAAAGTATATCACATTTGTTAAGTAATACAAGTAAGGAGGTGATATTTTGTACGAAAAATTTGAGCAGTTGTTAACAAAAACTGGCAAAACATCGTATCAAGTTTCAAAAGAAACCGGAATTTCCCAAGCTATTTTAAGTTATTGGAAATCTGGTAGAAGTGTTCCAAAAGCAGATAAACTCAAGATTTTGGCCGATTACTTTGATGTAGACATTAAAGATTTACTGTGAAAGGATAGTGAAGTTTATGAATGAAGTGTATCTAAACAAAGATGGCAAACTGTTTGTTAATGGTAATGTGATAGAAGATGTTTTATCAGTTGCTAGCAAAACAGATTTTGCAGGCACAAAAATCGTGATTGAAATTGATGGACCAAAACGATAAAGAATACAACCATTTTATGGATGCAGCATAAGGAGTATAAAATATGAGGCAAAAATATCGAAATGATATAAACATTGAGCGTGAAATGATTTTACATAAGATTTATCTAACAAAAACCGATGTTAGAAATTTCATGCATTGGGGCAACGATAAAGCAAACCGATTATTTGATGCCTGTAGGCAAAAATGCATCGATGAAGGTAAGACAAATATAGAAGGTAAGATATATTACAAGCATCTGCTACAGTTGACTGGCATCAGTGAATCTGACATTCATCGTATGGCAAATCAAGAACGCAAAATAAAAGACACTCAGTCGGCGACCAAACTAACGAGTGTCTAACGTTGAACCCTTATATAAGTTCATACAAATTATAAGGGAATCAAGGTAAAAAAGCAAGGGAGCTGAAAAAAATGAAGAATTATGCTCTAGAAAAAGAATATTTGTTAAATGTTGAATTACCTGTATTAATAACACGCATCATTTGCTTATCAGGTGGGAATTTCTCTAACGAACAAATATTATTAAAAAGCTATGATGAAATTAAAATAATTGTGGACGATTCTGCAAAAAAAGCAATAGAATCACAGCTGTCTTTGTATGGCAGCAGTAATAAGACTAGCAACAACAGATGAAGCTATGTTTGCTAAGGTGTTTAGAGAAGTAGAACCAACTTGTTTAGCTATTTCTTTAGTTTTATTCCATGTTGTATCATTGTGGATATTTTTTAAAAATTCATGACCACATCAGAATTTTTGTATTCGGTAAGTTTATCAGGCAATTTTGATGAATAAATAGGATTTATTAGTCCTTTATTATCCATAAGTTGATTTTCTTCTAAATACAGCAACACAGAACGTACACAATCAGGATTTAATTTCATTTTATCAACCCTTTCTTTACACAATCATATCACATATTAATCTGAAAGGAGATAACAAATGGAACTACAAAAGTTTAATCATCAAAACACTATTACCAGTATGGAAGTAGCAGAGATGATTGAAAGGCAACATAACGAATTATTAAAAACAATTCGGCAATATATCAATTATTTAGCCGAGGGTGAAATTCCCCACGGCGATTTCTTCATTGAAAGTACATATACTGATGCAAATCATCAAGAACGCCCATGTTACGACATTACCAAAAAAGGTTGTGACATGATAGCCAATAAGCTAACTGGAGCAAAAGGGACAATATTCACCGCTTTATATGTTAAACGTTTTGAAGACATGGAGCAAACATTGATAAATGGAATTTCTCCGGAACTCCAAGCAATAATCATGCAGGATAAAAAGTTAGTTCAGCATGATGAACGCATTAAAGCATTAGAAGAAACAAAATACATAAGTCCTCTACAGAAGAAAAAATTAACAAAAATGATTAATGAGTTAGTCGTTAAAGCATGTGGTGGTAAAGATACACAGGCGTATAAAAAAATAAGTAAGAAACTATATTCAAGTCTGAATCATAAAGTGTTTGAGAAATTTAGCATTTCCCAACGTGCAGAAATACCTTTTGTTAAATATGATGAAGCAGCAGAATTTATCTCAAATTGGTATCCTGATTTTGACCAAAAAATAGAAATCAAGAAATTAAATGAGGAATCATCATGAAACGATTTAAGTTATGGCTACAAATCACCTATGGTTTAGCATGGCGAATGATCATACTGCTATTAGCTTATATAGGAGCAGTAGAGCTGTACTTCACGCTAAGGTGATATTATGCCAGCTAAAGGACCAGATGAGTATTACGACGACGATTTGTCAGTGGATGAGCTGGCAGATATCAAAGCACTTCATGACGAAGAAAAGCGGAAAGAAAGGATAGAAGATGAAGACAACAGCTGAATTACTGGGTGAATTAATAGCAGTAGCATATGAATGTAAAAAACATGATATTTTTGTTGAGTATTCCCCTCATACACAGTCGGTTTGGGTGGATATTCATTTAAATAGATGGATAAATAATAAAAATGCTGATGAATCATATACCATTTATCTAACTTACGAAATGGCAAATGAAAAATTAAAAGCAATAATCAGATATATCAAGCATTTAAGCAAGGAGGAAAACAAATGAACGAATTAACAAAACCGGAAACATTAGTTGTAGCTGCAAAGTGTAAATGTGATTTCACTAAAACCGATTTAGAGATTGATGAACTGGAAAAACGCTATAAGAATCTGCTTGCTACAGATGAAAATAAGAAAGACATAAAATCAATCTGCGCGGAACTCAATAAGGTAAAAAAAGCCTTATCAGATGCAGGAATCAAAACAGAAAAGGATGCCACTGCCGAAATTAAAGCGTTTAGAGCAGAATTAAAAAAGCGCACAGATCGTATCGAAAGTATCAGAACACCACTATGGGAGCAAGTAAAACCACAACCTAAACCAGAGCCAAAGAAGGTGAGCGTTCCTGTCAAGGTGTGCTATTTATTTGAAGGCGATAGTAATTACATATCAGAAATGATTACGGCTGCAGAATTTAATGATATCAAAGTGACAGAGGTAAAAATCTAATGGAAACCGTAACGATGAAAGAATTATCTCGTGAGGTAAATAGCATGGATGTCGTTGATGATTCACCTAAATTATTAAATATATATCAACGCATGCAAGCTGTACAGAGCGAATTGAAGACGGTTGCAAAAAATCTTAACGTTAGTGTATCTAAGACTAGCTCTTATAAGGCAGTCAGTGAGGTGGATATCCTTAATGCTATTAAACCATTGGAAGAAAAGTATGGTATTTATAGTTATCCATACGGTAGAGAAATCATTGAATCATCACAATTAACACAGCATACACAATGTGGCGATAAGTTGAGTTTTTACATGAGAATCGCAACAACATATCGATTTGTTAATGTTGATGATCCTAGCGAATACATCGAAACAGTGACATTTGCAGATGGCATAGACACAGGCGATAAATCTACTGGTAAAGCTATGACATATGCAGATAAATATGCACTCATGAAAGCATATAAAATCAGCACAGGAGATGACCCTGATAAAGAACCAAGTGAAACATATGACGGTGCCGTCCCTCACACAGACATGAGCGCGTTGGTGTCAGAATACAAGAAACACCAGAATGAATTAGTTGAGTTAGGTGTTGATTTCAGAGAAAAGAAAATCTGTGAATGGATGAACAAGCACACCGGCTATCAAGATCAAATGATTGATCTTAACAACATGGATAAGATGCAGAAAATCAACAATGCGTATAAGGAACTGATCCAAGGAAAAAAGGAGAAGTTGCAGAATGGCTAAGTCAATCATGCAAACAGAGAAAGAGTGCTATATTACGCACTCTACTCTGAACTTGCACAAACATCATATATTTTATGGCACAGCAAACCGTAAGAAGTCTGAAAAATGGGGATGTTGGGTTTATCTCTCAGCCGAATATCACAATATGTCAGATCACGGTGTACATTTTGATAAAGATTTGGACTTACGTCTAAAAAGAGAATGTCAAGAACGATTTGAGGCATTATATGGACACGATATGTTCATGAAGGTGTTTCATCGCAATTATTTGTGAGGTTTGTTTTATGGCAAAAACAAGGATAGTAGCTAATTACCTGCGCAAAGTGACAAACGAGGATGGCAACCTAGAGGTAACGTTTGAGGTAAGTAATTACAACTATAAGCGGTACTGCCAGGGGCTAGAAAAAAAGGCGTATAGCTTGGAAATAGCCGAGGTAAAAAGTAAGCGGAGTATCAATCAAAACAATTACTTGTGGGCGCTGATTCACGAAATAACACAACATCCAAATGCATCTAGCGATGAGGAATGGGAAATGTACTGCATCTTATTGTCAATGGCTGATGCAAAATATGAATACATCACGTGCCTTGCGGAAGCATTAGACACGCTCAAACAGGAAGTGAGAGCATTACAGGTACTCGGTTATGAAAACCGCGAGAACGGTACTAGATGGGCGCGGTGTAAAGTGTTTATAGGGTCCAGCAAGATGAATAAAGAAGAGATGGGAAAGCTGATAGATAAGACCCTATGGTACGCCGATCAGTTAGGCATAGATACGGTTTATTATCGTGACATGTTAGTATGATTAACTACCCAGACGGACGCAAGAATGCATCAATAAAAAAACGGCCAATAAAGCATAAAAGGAGACATAAATATGGACAAAGAAACTTTGGACAAAGCAGTAGAGCTGAACAAAGAAATTAACAACATAAGGGAAATGCTAAGGAGCGAAATCCTTTATATTTGGAATGGTGTGTACAAGGGATATGCTAGTTACAGGCATTACGTGACGGAAGAAATTGATGTGAAGTTACGGGAAATGTTAACTAATGAATTAGAGCGAAAGGAAAAGGAATTTGCAGAATTGTAGGAGGTGTAAACATGAAGTGGGAAGAAATGAAAAATATCGTAGAGCAATGTGTGCCAGAAAATTTGCTCAAAGAGTATACGATAAGCATTGAAATAAGCAACGCGAGTGCTAGCACGGATGAAACACGCATCGAGATAGACAACAGCAAAAGTGAGATTTTTGTAACGGGAAATTAACAGATTGAGGTGGTAAATTAGCAGAAAAATATGGTATCAAAATAAAAGAGGTGTAGACAATGAGAAATTGTAGTATAGCTGATAAAGCTGAATACATAGCTAATAAGCTAATTGAAAAAGGCGTAATAATACACCAATATGATGCCTATTCAACAAATAGCATTTATTTAAAATTAGACTATGGGGTATGTAATAGTATACGCATCAGTGATCATGGTGGTAAAGAACACTTAGCTTATCGGTACAACATAGGTAAGGATATTAAAAATTGTTATACACGCGATAAACAATATAAGAGATTTTATTATCCGTTTCACATGCAAGATAATATGATAAGTCAAATTTTGTGTGATCGAAAAGCAAAAATCGACAGATACGGAATGGAAAAATACATTGAATATATGGACAAAAACAAACAAGAAAGCATAAATAAGAAAGGTTTTTGGCAAGGATGCAAACAATTGAATTGAGGTGGCAAATTGGCAGAAAGACGAATGTTCACATCACAAATCATAGATAGTGATGCTTTCCAAGATATGCCATTATCGGCACAAGCTTTATATTTCCATTTAGGAATGAAAGCTGATGATGACGGTTTTCTTGGGAATCCAAAAAGAGTACAAAAAATGATAGGGGCTTCAGAAGATGATATGAAGCTACTGCTTATGAAAAAATTTATCTATTTATTTGATACTGGAATATGTGTAATAAAGCATTGGAAAATGCATAACTACATTCAAAAAGATAGATACAAACCAACTGCATATGAGCATGAAAAAGATATGCTTGAATTGAAGAAAAACAAAGCATATACAGTTAAAGATGAAAATTGTATACAGAATGGATACATATTGGATACAAATTGTACACCTAGGTTAGGTAAGGTAAGGTTAGGTAAGGTTAGTAAAGATATATTGTCTGAAGCAGATGCTTCCGACGACGTACCTACTGGTAAAGAGGACATCAAAGACAATATACCATACAAAGAAATCATTGATTATTTAAACGAGAAAGCAGGAACTCAGTATCGCTATAAATCTCAAAAGACAAAAGAGAAGATTAAAGCGAGGTACAACGAAGGTTTCACTTCCGACGACTTTAAAAAGGTCATTGATATCAAATGTGATGAATGGCTTTCAGATCCTAACATGTGTAAGTATATAAGACCGGAAACTTTATTTGGTAATAAATTTGAAAGTTATTTGAATAAGCCTAAGATAACTAACAAACAACTTCCTGAATGGTTTGAAGACCAAGATGAAGTGGAAACAGGAATAAGCAGCAAGGTGGATGACTCAGAGCTTGAAGCGCTGATGGAAAAATTGAAGGAGAAAAATAATGTCAGAAAGAATACTGACCACCTATGAAAGATTATTTAATTTAATTTGTGATAGGTTGGAAGATAGCGACATGACAATAAAGCAGTTTTCAGAAATAGTTGGCTACAGCTATTCTGCTATGTGCGATTATATAGATCGCAGAAGATATATGCCAGCAGATGTCATGTTTGCCTGTTTAGCAGCGTTAGGAATTAAATTGGAGGTAAGAATGTGAAAGTGTTAAATCAAATTGTAACTAATAATTATGCTTTATATAACGGGGATTCATGTGAAGTAATGCAAGGACTTATATCGAATTCTATGGATTATTCTATTTTTAGTCCACCTTTTGAAGATTTGTATACATATAGCGATAGTCCAAGGGATTTAGGTAACTGTCGTAGTACGGAAGAATTCTATCAACAATTTACATTCATCGTAAAAGAATTGTATCGAATTATGAAACCGGGTAGATTGGTAAGCATTCACTGCATGGATCTACCTACAACAAAAGCAAGTGATGGTTTTATCGGTTTAAAAGATTTTCCCGGTATTATCATAAAACTATTTCAAGATTGCGGATTTTATTATCACAGCAGAGTAACGATTTGGAAAGATCCTGTCGTGGCAATGCAGAGAACAAAAGCATTAGGGTTGTTACATAAACAGATCAAAAAAGATAGCACAATGTGCAGACAAGGGATTGCTGATTATATTATCACGATGCGTAAGCATGGAAATAATCCGGATCCTGTAACACATACAAACGAGACATTCCCGGTTGATAAGTGGCAACAATACGCATCACCAGTCTGGATGGATATCAGACAGAGCAATACACTTAACCGCACATCTGCAAGAGATGAACGTGATGAAAAGCATATCTGTCCCTTGCAGTTGGATGTGATCGAGCGATGTGTTGAATTGTGGACTGCTGAGGGAGATACAGTATTTACGCCTTTTCTTGGTATTGGATCAGAAGCATACCAATCAATAAAGATGCATCGTAAAGCTGTAGGAATTGAGTTGAAAGAATCCTATTTTAATCAAGCAGTTAAGAATTGTGAAAAGGCTGCAACTTGCGATGAACAGATTGATTTATTTGAAGGTATGGAAATATGAGGTATGAAGAATTTTTAAAGCAAAAAGAATATCACATTGAACCTACAGGATTTGAAGCAAAAGATCTAAATAAAAACTTATTTGATTATCAAGAAGCAATTGTTAAATGGGCATTAAGGATTGGAAAAGCAGCTTTATTTGAAGATACTGGGCTTGGTAAGACTATACAGCAATTGTCATGGGCAGATGCAGTAGCAAAGCATACAAATGGATATGTGCTTATATTAGCACCACTAGCAGTATCGAAACAGACAGCTAACGAAGCTAAAAAGTTCGGTATCAAATGTAAATTAGTTGAATGCCATGATGATTTGGAAAAAGGAATCAATATAACGAATTATGAAAAAATTCATAAATTTGATACAGATATATTTGATGGCATTGTTTTGGATGAAAGCAGTATATTAAAATCTTATGCAGGAAAAACAACGAAAGATCTACAAGAAAGATTTATATATACACCATATAAATTATGTTGCACTGCAACTCCAAGCCCTAACGATTATACAGAGATTGGAACAACGGCAGAGTTTCTAGGCATTATGCCAAGAAATGAAATGTTATCAACATTCTTTATAAACGATTGTATCAAGAAAAAAAGGAAAAAGTGATCGCATAGGATGGCGATTAAAACGACATGCAGAAAAAGAGTTTTTTAAGTGGATGGCAACATGGAGTATGATGATCAAATCCCCTGCTGATTTAGGATTTGATGGAAGCAAATTCGTATTGCCTAAATTAACGATAAAAGCATGTATTGTAAAAAGCGATCCAGGAGAAGAAAGCTTATTTGTAGAATATGCTGAAACACTGTCAGAAAGAAGAGAAGCAAGAAAAGAAAGCTTATATAAAAGAGTTGAAATAGCGAAAAAGATAGCACAAAAAACAGATAAATGCTTGATTTGGTGTGATTTTAACAACGAAAGTGAAGCATTACATAAAGCAATTAAAGGATCTGTTGAGGTAAAAGGATCAGATAAACCGGAGCATAAAGAAAAGGCAATGATGGGATTTAGCAATGATGAAGTTAAATATTTAGTATCCAAGCCAAGTATATGCGGATTTGGTATGAACTGGCAGAATTGCCATGAAATGATTTTTTGTGGATTATCAGATAGCTATGAACAATTCTATCAAGCTATAAGGAGATGTTATCGTTTTGGACAAAAGTGTGAAGTAAATGTTCATGTCATTATTTCTGAAAAAGAAATGAATGTATTAAAAAATATCAAACGTAAGCAGGAAGATCATGAACGAATGAGTGAAGAAATGGTAAGAATAATGTCGGATATTGCAAAAGTTGAATTGTTTGGGCAGCTGCGTAAAAAGACAGACTATATCCCTGAAATCGCTATGAAGATACCAGAGTGGATGCCAATTTAAGAAAGAGAGTGATGAAGAATGAAAATACATGAATTAAAAATCGAACCACAACATATGGCAAAGAAAACACTTGGAATCAAACCATATGAAATACGCAAAAACGATCGTGATTTTAAAACTGGCGATCTGTTGCTGCTAAGAGAATGGTGTGATAACAGTTACACCGGCATAGAAATATTACAGACAGTTGATGATGTATTTGCTGATGATACTGATTTACAGCCTGAATATGTGGTGTTGTATGGAAGATGTTTTAATAAAAACTTAAGAAAGGAATACAAAATATGATCAATCGTGTCATTTTAGTCGGTCGCATGACGAAAGATCCTGTCTTACGCAAAACTCAATCAGGAGCAAGTATAACATCCTTTACTGTAGCGTGTGACCGGAGAGTGAAAGCAGAAGGACAGCCAACAGCTGATTTTATCAACTGTGTATGCTGGAACAAAGCAGCTGATAATACAGCTAAATACACACACAAAGGAAGTTTAGTTGGTGTAGAAGGAAGAATCCAGACACGCAGCTTTGACGACCAAAGTGGCAAACGTGTTTATATAACGGAAGTTGTTGCAGATTCCGTTCAATTTTTGGAACCTAAAGGAACGAATAGAGATGTAACATCCAACACACCTAGTTATGATGCAGGCAATCAAGGTTATCAGTCTAATGTAAACGATGATGAATACCAGATACAGGAAGATGATTTGCCGTTCTGATGAAAGGAGTAATTTATGCAATTACTAATAAAAGATTTGAATTTAACAGAAACAATTACAGCTGAATGGATTATGCAAAATTGTTATATCGCAGGGGGAGCGTGTGTGAGTAATGCCACACGCCAGCCTATCCATGATGTTGATATCTATTTTAAAACAAAAGAAGCAAGAGATTTGTTTATTAACGAACTAGGAGATGATAAGTACATCTCAAAAAAATCAAATGAATGGAAGGCCTTAGCAATGTATGACAGTTTGCTATCCAGTGGAATTATTGATGTAGGATACGTTAAGCAATTTGATGAGCTTGATGTTAAAATTTCATCCGATAAAAGAGATGAGAACATTGTTTATATCTTTGATACTGATATATATACATACGTACCTGAAGCATTATTCAGAAAGCAACAATGGATGTTTGCTAATGGATATGATTATGTTATTCTGGAAAGAAATCATTTTTGTGTAGATGGTGGGGATTTTTTAGGAAATAAAAGCATCACTTTAAAACGTAATGGTATGGTTTATCAATTTATCCTACGTTTCTATGGCGAACCACAGGAAATGATGGATAAAACATTTGATTTCCAGCATTGTAAGATTGCCTATGATTTAGCAACTAAGGAATACATAACAACAGAAGAAACGTGGGAAGCATTATCAAAACGTAAGTTACACTATGTGAACTCGTTCTATCCTATTTCATCACTTAAACGACTTTATAAATATGGTAATCGAGGTTTTGAATGGAATAATAATGAATTTGTAAAGATTATCCGTGATATCCATAAGGTTGATGTTGATAATAAATTTGTGATGGAAGATCAATTAATTGGCTATTATGAAGATTTTAACTATAATGAAGTGTTTGGTAATTCAACGCTGTTTGATTAAAGAGGAGTGATGAAGATGACTAAAGATGAATATTTATATGCGTTAGCAAGTGTGAAAATTGATGGAGATTATTGTGACGAAAAGAAGTATTCTATTTTGCAGAAGTTGATTGAAGAACATTTTGACAATTTGCCGCTAAAGTTTGAAGAGTTAGAAGCAGGTATGTGGGTATGGGATGATAAAGAAAAATGGTATAGAAAAATAGTTATCCTTTTTAACCCTTGTCAAGAATATCCTAAAGGTAGTTTTAAGTCATATGCAGATTCAGATGAATCAAGTTTAGATTTTATAGAATTTGAAGAAAACAGATTTTATCGCATGGAGGTAAAAGAAAATGAAAAATGATTGGATATTTTTATTTATAATCATTTTACTTGATTTACCTTTTATATTACTTGCATATCTTATAAATCAAGAAGATAGAGAAAAAAATAAAAGATGAAGGTGGTAATAAAATGGTAGGTTATATATTGTGCGTGCTTCTAGGTTTAGTTGTTGGCGCAGTCATAATGGGATGTGCGAGGGGCGGTAGAGATGAAAAACCGCTTGACTATGAATATTGGAAGAAGGTAGGAAATGAAATCACAAACCACAATAAAAATTACCAAAAAAGGATTCTGAAAAGGTTATAGACGATGTTTTAGAAAAATGTATAAATGATGAACTATACAAAGACATCGGTGTGCTAACCATAAAATTAAGTATTGGGGTGGAGTTTGCTAAAAAAATAGAGGATGAATTATTCAAGAAAAAAAAGAAAGAAGGTCAATAATATGGGCATTACCATTTTTATACTTGGAAAGAGTGGCGCAGGAAATGAAAAAGAATTTTAAAAAAATGCAAGAAAATCAATATTTCGAAGTTGTTGGATTGATAGGAATGTACAAGGCTGATCATAGCAATCGCCAAGTAAAAGCATACAGAATAACGAGCGCTGGAAGAATAATCTACGATGGGGTTGTGGAAGGACTTTACGAAAATTTGGAAAATGGATTGTGGAGAATTAAATGAACTGGAGAGAAGAATATCCGCCATTAATTGATGTAGATGAAAGTTTGAAAGACTATGTAAAAGGAGAGTTGAAGAGTTATTATTTATATTTGTATAAATGGCATGAACTAGAAAAAGAATGTATGTCATTAGGGTGCTCTACTGGTGGAAGTATCATACAAATGCCTGATGGATGGTCAGATGGAAAAAGCCCTCAACAACGTTATTCGGATAAACTTTTTGAATTAGAAGAAAAGCAAAAAGAATTTGAACAAAAACTCGATAAAATAGATAGATTAATCAGCGTATTAAATGGTAAGTATTATGATGTAACAAAAGAATATGTCATGAAACGTCGGTGCAAAAACGCTAAACAGGTGGGTAACGAATTGAAAATAGAAGAAGATACTGTAAAAAAGTATGCGGAACGAGCCATTAGTCAAATTTGCTCTAGAAATAGCAATATTTTGTGAAATTGTCCACTACGTGACGTGATTTGACATGCTATAATGGTAGTGTGGAAGTTCGGGGGAATGGTGATAAAACATCGTTTCCCACCACATCATCCTCCCATGCAATTGGCATCTTCGGATGCCTACTGTACCTACTTGCGAATTTTTCACCCAATCTTTCGCGAGTAGGTTAGGGTAAATGTTCTCTCTCTATGATAATACCATTACAAAAAGCAATAGATAGTAGCCTGCAAAGAGACAAAATGTTGACATCACCTTACAATGTCAAATTAGATATTAACAGGATACAACTAAGTAATGACTGTTGATATATGGAGTGCCCAGGATGGCAGAATGCTCCCAAAGAATGCGATATCTTAGATATCAGCGTAAAGCTCCTAATGGGGCTTTTTTTATTGGAAAGGAATGATAGGCATGATTTTTTGTAAACGTAAAAAGCGAAAACATACATACGCATTTATAGTAGACTGTGACACAAGAGGGAACATTGAAGGAGAAACAAAAGAGATTACTATCAGAACGCTGAATAAGATACTATGCGATACCATAGATAAAGCCCTTGGAGACGCGGGAGTTATAAACATTAGAGTAGAGGTACTAGACAATGATAACAGTATGTAAAGATTGCCCTAAAAGACATGTAGGATGTCATGCAGAATGTGTGTTATACAAGACGGAGCGCAAGTTGCTTGACAAAGAAAACGCACGCAAAAGAGCTGAAAACGCAGCTTTTGACAGTGTAAGTAAAACATGGAATTATGACGATAGGGGGATAAGAAAATGAATGTGAATGTGTTAGGAGTTATATATGAAATAACGGAAGCAAGCCCTAAAACTGATGAAAATTTAAAAGATGCAGATGGGTATGTGATTTTCTACGATAAAAGAATTGTATTAAGTGATCTAAGCGATTGGGATAAGCAAGCATCTGAACTAGCGAAGGACATATATCGTAAACAAAACTTAAGACATGAGTTAATTCATGCGTTTTTGTACGAAAGCGGACTAGCTTATAACTCAAATGGCGCAACAAACTGGGCGATGAATGAAGAAATGGTAGACTGGATAGCCATACAGATGCCAAAGATTATGGATGTATATGAGAGTGTAAGCAATTCGTGGAATTATGACGATAGGGGAGTAAAGAAATGAAATATGATAAATTACTATGGCGAGTGTTTATATTTACACTGGCTTTTATTTTGGCTAAGACATTCAGTAATGAATGGTGGATGCTATTTACGTTAGTTGCGTTTATAAGTGATGATGAAAATGGAAATTGAATATATACCTCTTAATTTTTTGAAACCTTATGATAAAAACGCAAAGATACACACAAATAAGCAAATACAAGAAATAGCAAACAGCATTGAGAATTTTGGCTTTAATGATCCTATAGGCATATGGCACGATACAATCGTTGAAGGTCATGGAAGATATGAAGCTGCAAAACTTATAGGAATGAAAGAAGTACCTTGCATTAAGCTTGATCAGTTAACAGATGAACAACGTAAAGCATATACATTAGTCCATAATCAAACTACATTAAGTAGCGGATTCGATTGTGATATTTTGAATGATGAATTGATAAGCATTCAAAACATAGATATGTCAGAATTTGGATTTGATTTATCTTTCCTTGATAAAGAAGAGGAACAGGAAGAAAAGGGAAACGAAAGAGAAAGAACCAATAAGGCATATAACCTAGAGTTGTTTAATGAAAATGATGCAGCTGGATTCTTTCAAATGCCAATTATACGATGTGATAATGTAGTACCTGATGATTTATTAGGTATGAATTATATGCTATCACATAAAAATAAAGATGTTGGCATTCACATGTATGTCGATGATTATCAGTTTGAAAGACTATGGAATGATCCTGATAAATATCTTGATGTGATGCGTGAATATCAATGTGTTTTTAGTCCTGATTTTTCGCTATACATGGATATGCCAATGGCAATGAAGATATGGAATGTATATAGAAGCCGTATGTTAGGGAATTACTGGCAGCGTAATGGAATCAAAGTAATACCTACTATTTCATGGGCTGAAGAAGATACATTTGAATTTGCATTTGATGGAATACCAGAAGGAAGTATTGTAACAGTTTCAACTATCGGCGTAAAACAAAATCCGTATGCCTTAAGTATTTGGAAAGCTGGAATGGACGCAATGATTGAACACATTAAACCGTCAGTGATATTAGTGTATGGTGGTAAGCTTGATTATGATTACGGTGATATCAAAGTAAGATATTATGATAATAAAGTAACTGAAAGAATGAAAGCAACAAAGGAAGTGACATAATGGGTGGTAGAGGAGCAAGCAGCGGTGTTTCTAAAAGTGGCAAGAAGTATGGAACTGAATACAATACATTATATCAATCTGGAAATATAAAGTTTATTAAGCAAAATGAAAGCACATCAATAAACGCTCCAATGGAAACAATGACAAAAGGAAGAGTGTATGTTACGTTAGGTAAAGATAACATGCCAAAGTCAATTACATATTATGATAATGTAGGAAAACGTAACAAACAGATAGATATAGTTGGTAAGCCGCATAAGATAAAAGGTAAATACGTTATACCACATACACATAAAGGCTATTTACATTATGAACACGGAACATCAAATCCATCTCCAAAAGAGATAAAGATGATTGAAAGAGTTATCAAAACGTGGCATAATAAAAATAGATAGAGATTAGTTTAAGAAGGAAAACGCAGGTTATACCGAAAGGTTATACTGAGATTCATGTGCAACTCATGAACTCTATCTAATTATCAATTACATGCAATCAATTAAGTTTGGTTGCTTTTTTTATACATGAAAGGAAGTGAAATCATGGGAGGACGTGGAGCAAGTAGCAGTAAATCCATTTCTTATAAAAACAGTAAGTCAATAACAGCAAAGAGTTTACAAAAGGAAATTGAAAATGTTAGTAATAAAATGCGTGAATACGCACAATATGCAACACCCGCTTATACAGGAGCAGATAAACAAAGTAAGTCTAAGAAATACTATGAATATCAAAGACAATACAGAGCATTAAAAAAGGAAATGAATGAAATAGATGATAAGAAAGCGAACAATAAAACAAAATCTACACCAAAGCCAAAACTAAAGGGAAGAAAAGAATGGGAAGTAACATCTCAGACATACGAAAGAGCGCAAAAAAGGCTTAATAAAGATGTTAATAATTGGTTTGGAAGAGGCATGTAAAAAGCTTAAATGTTAAAGGAGTGAGGTGAATGGCTAATGAACAGAACTTAATACCAATGTCTGAGCGAACAAAGAGTGAACAAAGAAAATTGACATCAAAAGGTGGCAAGGCATCCGGTGCAGCTAGACGTCGTAAAAAGACCATGAAGCAGGCCATGAACTTACTCTTATCAATGCCAGTAAGTGATGAAACTAAGAAGAAACTAGAAAAGCAGTTTAGTATAGATCCGGAAGATGCTGACAATCAAATGCTGCTAATGGTAGCAGCTATGCAAAAGGCTATGAGTGGAAATGTTGAAGCAATGAAGTTTATAGCATCCATAACTGGAAACATTGCAATGACAGAAGCAGAACGTGAGAAAACTAAGATTGAAAAGAAACGTCTAAAATTGGAAACAGATAGCAATAGCCTAGACAATGAGGACAGTGTGGTGATCGTGAATGATATTAAAGAAATCAAAGAAGATAGTGAAACTGAGTGATATCATCATCCCCAAATTTCAACCGCTTGTAAACGACCGAAAACATATGCATCAGATACTTACATCCGGAAGAGCCGGTACCAAATCATCTGCGATGGCGATCATTGCAGATTTTCTTTTAGTGTCAGAACCAAACTCAGCAGCCGTTATCATGCGTAAGCATCACAATAAGCTACGTAAGACGGTATATCGAGAATGTGAAAGAGCGATAGGACGGCTTGGATTAAACAAGAAACTATTCAAGATAACAAAAAGTCCTATGCAGATAATCTATATCCCTAATGGCAATACTCTTTACTTCACAGGTTCGGATAGCATAGACGATACGAAGGGTATGATCGATGCAGAAAACAAGATCAAATTAGTCGTTCTTGATGAGCTAACGGAATTTTTCGATAAAGGTGATGGCGCCGATGAGATAGCAAATATTGTTGCTACCTTTGTTAGAGGTAATGACGGTGACAACTTTAGAATGATGTATTTATACAACCCTCCTAAGAATCCTGTTGCACCTGTCAACGTCTGGTGTACAAAGATGGAGCAACGTGCTGATTGTACCCATATACACGTAGACTATCGCGATGTACCAGTTGAATGGCTTGGAAAGGCATTGATTGCCGAGGCTGAAGCAATGAAAGAAGCGGATCTTAAGATGTATCGTTGGGTATGGCTTGGTGAGGCAGTTGGGTTAGATGATCTGATATATTACATGTTTGATGAAAGCAAGCATATAGAAGAGCCACCACAAGATATCGATATCATCGTGATTGGCGGAGATTATGGGCAGATGAATGCAACTACATATGAGGCATATGGCATCAGCTTTAAACACAAGCACATATATGGTCTGGATGAATATTACCATAGTGGCAGAGAAACTGGTCATCAGCGAAGTCCAAGCGACTATGCAAAAGATTTTAAAGAATTTGTTGATAGATTGCATAAGACATATGGTGAAAAACCAACGTACATGTGCCTTGATCCATCAGCAAAAGGGCTTGCAGAAGAAATGAAACGCGTATGCCCTTATGTCATTTATGATGATGCGGATAACACAGTAGCTACAGGTATAGGACGTGTTCAAAAGCTGCTTGCTTTTTGTATATTATCCTTAAGTCCAAAACAGGCAGAGCTCCGTAAAGAGATGCACCTATATAGCTATGATGCAGACAGTATTGAAAAAGGTGCTGAAAAACCAATAAAAGAAAATGACCATTGCGAGGATGCAACAAGATATGCTGTTATGAAGATGTGGAAGTGGGTACGGCAGATGTTGCCATATATCGGAAAGGAGTGATTATATGAAATATGATGTATCGAATATAACTGGATATCTTAAATCGTTAGGGCATACCGTACTTGATGCTGATAATGTCACCAGAATCAAGGAATGGATAGAGTGGTACAGAGGAGAATTGGACACTTTTCATAAATACCAGATGTTCAATGGACTATCGTTCATAAATAAAAAAAGAGCAAGTTTACGCATGCCAAAAAGGGTATCCGAAGAATGGGCGTCATTACTTTATAACGATAAGGTATGTATAACGATTGATGACAAGAATCAAGTGTTATTAGATGATGCTCTTGCCAGTAATCGTTTTGACTATAAGTTCAGCGAATTGATAGAGCGGGTATTTGCTCTTGGAATCGGTGCTACCGTGGTGTTTGCAGATGCCAAGGGAAAGCCACGCATCGATTATATCATTGCTCCTATGGTGTTCCCTTTAAGGCAAGAAAATGGAGAAATTACAGATTGTGCTTTTGGGAGCATTAAAGGTGATGCATGTTATGTCAATATCCATATGCTTAATGATGATGGCAGTTATACCATTGAAAATCATCAATACAAAAAGCAAGGCGAGAAGTATGAGGAAATAAAGGACGGCAGTATGGAGGAATCATATACAAGTCCTGTGAAGATGTTTCAAATATACAAGCCTAATATAGCGAATAATATTGATCTTTTTTCTCCATGTGGCCTTAGTGTATATGCAAATGCCATAGACCAGAACAAAACTATTGATATCATATATGACAGTTTTTGCAATGAATTTTTGACTGGAAAAAAGAAACAATTTGTAAAAACAGATGTACTTACTTATAAGTTTATTTCAGTCATTGGTAAAGATGGTGAGCAGAAACAAGAGGCCGTGCCTATATTTGACCCTCAGCAAACGGAATTCTTCGCTCTTCCAGGAGAAGAAGGGGAAAAACCTATAACAGAGATCAATCCGGAATTACGTGTAACTGAGCATATTGATGCATTACAGACCGCATTAAATTTGTTTGGTGATGCTTGTGGTTTAGGGCCTGATCGGTTTGTATTTCGTGATGGTAAGGTGTACACGAATTCTGACCAAGTAATTTCAACGCAGAGCAAGCTATACAAAAATATAACCAATCATGAAAAAATTCTACGTTATTCCATGATAGAGCTAGTAAGAGCAATTATGTATGTGATCAAGGGCAGTGAATATAAGCAGGATGTAACGATAGACTTTGATGACAGCATTATAGAAGATTCGGAGAAAACACGCCAACAAGCATTGCTAGAACTAAACAATGAACTTATCGATGCGGTACAGTATTACATCGATGTGTATAAGATGACGGAAGAACAAGCAATAGAATTCCGTGATAAATTGACTGAACGGACACCGAAAGAAGAACCGGAAGATGAACCACCGGAAGGAGCTTAGGATGCTTCAGGATAAAGATTTTGATGAGATTACACAGGCCATCGTTAGCATTTATCAAGATATGGAAATGGAACTGCTTATCGATGTTGCACAGAGGTTCAACAGCTATAAGACAATTGGCGGTTCGTTAGCTTGGTATATTGATATGCTGAAAAGTATGAATGTGCTAGACGAAGCAGCAGTGAAGATCATTGCTAAATATTCAAAACGAAGTGAGGCATATATAAGGAAAGCTCTGAAAGATGTACAACTTGGTAACTTTAATTCTTCTGACATTGATGAGGCATTCCAACAAGGATTTACGGCTGTAACGTATGAACAACTTATAAAAAATCCGTTCATTCAAGACATCTTTGATAACACATATAAAGAGGTTAATGATTCTCTGCGCCTTATTCAAACAAAAGCACTGCAGGGACATAAGCAGGCTTATATGGACGTTCTTAATAAAGCATATATCGATGTAGCAAGCGGCACTTACTCATATGATCAATCTATACGTGACGGTATTAAGAAGATGGCCAAGAAAGGTATTACAGGTGTTACCTATAAGCGTAAGGATGGAACATTGGTGAATTATTCGATGGAAGCTGCAGTGCGTAGGGAAACGCTCTCTGCAACACATAAGATTGCGAATGAAACAACCATGCAGAGCATTAAGGCTATGGGTGCTAACTATGTTGATGTATCCAGTCATTTAGGTGCCAGGGTAAGCCTTGACAATCCCATTGCAAATCATGCAGGATGGCAAGGTAAGCAATATCAGTTAGAAGGTAGTAGTGATAAATATCCTAATTTTATCGAAAAGACCGGTTATGGTGATATCCAAGGGTTTGGTGGTGTCAATTGCCGACATAGGATGTTTGCATTCTTCCCGGGTATTTCAAAACCGTATATGATGCAATATGATGAGGCAGAAAACCGAGAATATTATGAAAATACACAGAAATTGCGTAAATTGGAACGTCAGATGCGATCCTTAAAAAAGCAGCGTAATTGTTTGAATGAGATAGAAGATGAGGATAGTGTTGCAAAGCTCAACAAGAAAATAAAAGAAAAATCAAAAGCTATAGATGATTTTTGCAAACATACAGGACTTATAAGAGATCATACAAGAGAGGTGATAGGGAATGCCTAAAGATGACTTAGGACCTGGAGTATGGCGTACTGTTGGTGGTCGTAGGATATTTATCAAGGATGGACAGGATCTAGAATCTGCGATGTATGAAAGTGGAAAATTTGATAGTATTATACGCAAGAACAAGCAGAAAACTATCAAAATGAGTAAACAGGAATATGCTGTTTTCATGCATGAAGTAAATACATACTACGATATGAAGAATGAAAATCGTAAAATTCTATATAAATGTATTGGAGATCACATGTATATGTTTGACAACTTTGGTTTTAACAATTACAATGTGTTCAAGAAGTGTAAAATTGTTGGTAATGAAGACAACAACAGGGTCACTATGGAGGTACTGGATGAGCGAAAAAAATGATAAGAGAAAGGAATTAGCAAGTTTGCTTGCTGATATCTGGGAAGAATATGAGTTCATATTTGGTACTCTGAATGTTATCCAAGAAGGAAAACAAACAGACGAATTACTTGAATATTTGAAAAGTAATGATTCGTTGACTAGTGATGAAGTGATTGAAAAGACGCTATTAATTAGGGAAAAATATGATCCTGACTTTGGTACAAATGAAAAATATTGGTAAATGGCACTCATAACGGGTGCTTTTTATATGCCGTCCTATAATGGGCGGTTTTTTCGTGTGGCATAGCAACGATAGGACTAGCACCATATCAAATCACACGCGGACGCGACCGCGATAACAAGCGAAGGAGGACATATGAGAGAATTTTTGAAAGGTCTTGGATTAGAACAGGAAACAATCGACAGCATCATGGCAGAACACGGTAAGTTGCTCACGGCAAGCACGGAGAAGATCACTGAGTTAACTACGAAGGTGAATGATCTTTCTAGCGAAAACGTAGAACTGAAAAAGGTTGACGCTGCAGCGTTACAAAAGCAAATAGAAGATCTTACTACGGAACGTGACGCCATGAAAGAAACTCATGCAACTGAAATGAGCAACATGAAGTTTGACAGTGCGCTTGAATTGGCTGTTCTTAACGCAAAGACAATTGACCCAGTAGGCTTTAAAGCACATCTTGATACTAGCAAGTTGAAATACAATGAAGAAACTAAAACGATCGATGGCTTTGATGATCAACTGGCAGCAATCAAAGAATCACACAAGCATCTCTTCAATGGCACGCAGGCCACAGGTGATTTTCAAGGATCCTTGAACAATGGCACAGAGAGCGTGGCACTGAGTGGTGCACTTAAAGAACATTATGAATAGGAGGTAATCTATGATTACATTAGCAGAAGCAAAAGTCGGCATGGCCGATAAAGTAGATCAGGCAGTAATTGACGAATTCAGACGTGGTTCCTTATTATTGGACCGCCTTATTTTTGATAACTCGGTATCCCCAGGTACAGCAGGAAGTACAATGACCTATGGTTATATGAAGTTAAAGACACCATCAACTGCATCTTTCCGTAAGCTGAATGAGGAATATAAAGGAAACGAAGCAAAGCGTGACAAAGCTACCGCTGATTTGAAAATTTTCGGTGGTGAATTTGGTCTTGATCGTGTCATTATTGATACCTCGGGTGCGGTTGATGAATTAGATTTCCAGATGCAGGAGAAGATCAAGGCAGCTATCAACCTTTTCCATTACACTGTCATCAATGGTAACAGCAGTAAAAAAGCAGATGAGTTTGATGGATTGAATAAATTGGTTTCAGGATCATCCACTGAATATAACAAAGATGGCATGATTGATCTTTCAACAAGTGCTGCTATGGATACTAATTACAATACCTTCTTAGATGAGATGGATAACTTTGTTTCGATGATGCAAGGCAAGCCAGATATGTTCTTGGTCAATTCCAAGATGAAAACTAAGATGAAAGGTATTGCAAGACGTGCCGGGTATTATTCACGTACAGAGGATGCCTTTGGACGTTCGATCGACAATTGGGATAATATTCCATTCGTTGATCTTGAAGAATATTTTGATGGCAGCAAAACGGTTCCATGTGTACCGATTGATGATACAACAGGTACTACAGATATTTATGCGGTACAGATTGCCAAGGATGGTTTCCATGGGGTG